GAATGAAAGATGGTTAAAGCACTATGTGACCGCTTTATTCAAGCGCCAGTGGGGGATTAATCTAAAGAAGTTTTCCAATATGCTTTTACCAGGTGGAGTATCACTTGACGGTCAAGCACTCTACGATGAAGCAACTGGCGAGATTAAAGACCTTGAAGATGAATTAATAACATTAGCAGCACCACTTTCATGGTTTATGGGTTAGAAATATATAAATAGGTATAGGTCGCGGAACCCTCATTCCCACCTATACTAATCATTCTTACAATAAACAAGGAGTCTATAATGACCAGCACGAGTATATATCAGCCATATTTCTACCTCATCCAACATAAAGTAACCAAAAAGATGTATGCGGGATCGAGATGTGCTAAAGGATGTCATCCAAATGAATTCATGCAACCAAATGGATATAAAACTTCTTCTACCAAAATATTGGAAATTATAGAACAAGAAGGAGTAGATATTTTTGAAGTACTTAGAATCGATACTAATCTTGATGGTTTATCAGCATACGATTACGAATCCTTATTTTTACAAACTATAGATTGTGCTAATTCCCACGATTGGTATAATGGACACAATAATTCTGGTATATCATTTGGAACACAGGAATTTGAAAATTCTATGTTAGAAAAATATAATGTGATTAATCCATCTCAGATAGATTATGTCAGAGATATAATATCTGATAATATGAAAGGACGCAGTAAATTTTTGATTGAACATGGAATTCATAGATTTCAATCTAGTGAATTTCAGAAAAATGTTCAACTTAATCTAGTTGCCGAAGGCAAACACAACTTTGCTGGCAAATCGGATAAAGCCACAGAAAGAAATATGAAAAGGGTCAAAGATGGAACACATCCATTTTTAGGTGGTGACATCCAGAGAACAATGAATATGGCAAGAGTTGAAGATGGAACACATCCATTTTTAGGTGGTAATATTCAAAGAAAAACTCAACGAAAATTAGTCGCTGAAGGTAAACATCATTCTCAGACAGAAAAACATTCTGTGGATCAGAGTAAACGACAGTTAGAATTAGTCGCTGAAGGTAAACATCATTTTCAATCCGGTAGTATACAATCTATTCATAATAAGATGATGACATCACGACAATTATATTTAGATGTCAAGTTACTATTCGAATCATTGTCCATGGTAAAACCGAAATGCTTACATCGAAAATCTAACGACTGGTTAGATTCTAAATATAAAGAATTGATATCAATACAGGAATGCCAAAATGAGTGTGCTTAATAAATATTTTACCGGAAATTCTACTATAGGAACTTCATCGGAACAAAATATTATAGAAGATATCATAGTAGAAAGCATGAGAATATACGGTGTGGAGATAAAATATATTCCTAGAACACTTATTTCTAAAGATGAAATACTTGGTGAAGATAGATTATCAAAATTTGAACATTCATTCGCAATAGCGGCATATTTTGAAAATATTGATAATTTTGGTGGCGGAGGTTATATGGCTCAAAAATTTGGGCTCATGATTGAGCAGTCTGCTTCATTGGTCATTCCGATAAGAAGTTGGAATGACGTTATTGGTAGAAGTGATACTACTATATTACCAAATAGACCTTGCGAGGGCGACCTAATTTATTTCCCACTATCAAAGAGTCTTTTTGAGATAAAATTTGTAGATCATCAATCAGTATTTTACCAAATCGGAAAACTTTATGTGTATAAACTCCAAGTGGAATTATATTCATATTCTTCAGAATATATTAATACTGGAGATGATACTATTGATGCATTTGAGACATTAAAGTCATTCGACATTACAGTTAATCCTAATACAGACGATCAACAATCCTATGGTGATAATGCCAAATTTATAGATAAAGCAACTGATGTTATCTTCTCAGAAACAAATCCATTTGGTGAACTATAATGCTAAACAATCCTCCATATTATTTTGGCATTATAAAGAAAGCAATCGTGGCATTCGGACGGATGTTTTCAGAAATCCAGATTGAGCGAATGGATGAAGCAGGTGCTGTATTACAAACCATCAATGTACCAATTGCTTATGGTCCAAAAGAAAAATGGCTAGTTCGACTGGAACAAGATCCAAACCTGGAAAATAACGTCAATACTATTCTTCCTAGAATGGCATTTGAAATTGTTGGTTATACTTACGACGCTTCAAGAAAATCCAACAAAATGACCAAGATTGCTAGTTATGACCAAACTACTTTAAAGACACAATTCAGTCCTGTTCCATACAATCTGGATATAGAATTAAACTTGTTAACTAAAACGACTGAAGATGCTTTGGCAGTAGTTGAACAAATTTTGCCAGTATTCACTCCAGACTATACATTATCGATTAATGCTATCCCAGACTTGAATATTGTTAATGATGTTCCTATTATATTGAATGGAGTTAGTTTCCAGGATTCTTATGATGGCGATTTTCAATCAAGAAGGGAAATAGTTTATACCTTTAGCTTTACCATGAAAGTTAATATATTTGGATCCATTACTTCATCTGGAGTTATCAAGAAAGCTAATATTACTTTACCAAATCAACCATTGGATTATTTTGTTAAATCTAATGTACCTGATAATTTTATAATAGATACTTGGACCAATAGTACACCAACGGGGTTCTAAGAGCCACCCTTGCTGACCTTTCAGGTCAGAGTTCGCTTCGCTCACGGATCCTATTTTAGAAGCTAAAGGTACTCTCCTACATTGATGGTTTATAATAAACTGCGCCGTGTAGGTCCGATGCAAAAATTTGGAATTTGGATAAAGAAACATCCGACCTGCGAATAATTTTGATCTTTATCGACCACACCTGTATTGCAAGTCATTGACGACAGGTTTGTTTACAGTTTGGCTACTGAAGGGTACAAGACGAATCCCGATCCTCTCCTGGCAGGGGAAGGTTTCTGCTCATGCGGTTGGTGTCCCAAGATCCAACAAATTATAATGGGCTATGTACAGAGTATACTTTATTTATATGGAAATAACAACATTATGAGTGTATATTATAACAATAACGTCAATTTGAAGTCTATAAACACTCCTATTGATTACACCGAAGAACAGATACAAGAATACATCAAATGTAAATCCGATCCTATATATTTCATTGGAGAATATTGTAAGATCGTTTCATTAGATTTTGGCTTGATACCATTCACCTTATTTGATTATCAAAAACGATTCTTGACTGAGATCCATATTAATAATCGAATTGTAAGTATTCAGCCTCGTCAATCAGGTAAAAGTCAGACTGTTGCTGCTTATATATTACACTACACGCTATTCAATCCAAATAAAACTGTTGCAATTTTAGGAAATAAGAAATCTGCAGCAACTGAAATATTGTCGAGATATCAAATGATGTTTGAATATCTACCAAAATGGCTCCAACAAGGCATTAAAACATACAACAAGGGTGACATTAAATTAGAAAATGATTCTGTTGTATTTACTTCAGCTACTACTGGATCTGGTATTCGGGGAAGATCAGTCAATTTGTTATATGTAGACGAAACTGCTATTATTCCCAATAGTGTAGCAGAAGCATTTTTTACTGCTACTTACCCTACCATATCATCCGGTAAAACTACAAAGATTATAATGACATCGACTCCATTAGGATATAATCACTTTTGGAAGTTTTGGGACGAAGCTGAGCGAGGAATAAATGGATTCATTCCCGTTAGAGTTCATTATTGGGAACACCCTGATCGTGATCAAGAATGGGCTGACAAACAAAAAGAGTTGTTAGGTGATTTAAAATTCCAACAAGAGATATTATGTTCATTTATAGGATCCGCTTCTACCCTCATATCAGGCGATTTGTTATCCAAAATGAAACCAGTATCATATTTGTATTCTAATAAGGGATTAGACATCATAGAATATCCTATACAATTCCACAGCTATGTCATGATAGTCGATACTTCTAAAGGAGTAGGAGGTGATTATTCTGCCTTCACTGTAATCGATGTTACTAAATTACCATACAAAGTAGTAACAAAATATAGAGATAATAATATCAGTCCTCTGTTATATCCTAATGTTATTTACAAAGTAGCTAATGATTATAATGAAGCATTCGTTCTTATGGAAATCAATAGCTCGGAACAAGTCAGCTATATTCTCCACGCTGATCTTGAGTATGAAAATATTCTTGCTGTTGGTAGAAATACAAAAGGGCAAATGATATCAGGAGGATTTGGTGGAACAACTAGACTTGGTATCAATACTGATAAGAAGATAAAGCGTATTGGATGTAATAACCTCAAGACCCTCATAGAAGAAAATAAACTATTAGTATATGATGCTGATATTATTGCAGAGTTCTCTACCTTTATCGAATCCAGAGGCTCATATGCAGCGGACGATGGGTACCATGACGATCTAGTAATGACGTTG